ACTCGTAAATAAGTATAAAAAATAAAAATTTCACATACACTAAATAGAAACCTAGCTCCTTATGGAGCTATAATAGAAACATTGTTATTTGTTTGAAAGAAATAAGTATTTTTCTTTCTGGGGCTTGCATAGTGCAGGCGAGTCGTAATTTGACGGCTTTTTATAGAAATAATTTGTAAAACCTCGTGGTCTTGTACCCGAGGCTGTAAGCATTTTAAAGATATATTCCTGATTTAGTAAATACTATGAGGGATAAGGGTAATTGGACTCACCCACAACGTATAAGGGTTGCCTATTAGGTGGAAGCTTAAATATCAAACTACGTTAAAAGAATCTTCGTACCCTTGTGGTCGAGGTAGTTCAAAAATTAATATTATACGGAAGGCGTAACGCTAAATGCAATTGAGTGGGTAATATTTTACTCACTCTTTTATTATTTAATTAAGGTAATGAGGTGATAATAGTGGCTAGAACAACCACTACTAAGAAAACTGTTTCTAAGCCTACTGTATCAGCTAAAGAAGTAGAAGAATTCTTAAAAGATAAAAAGCAATGTAGTAATTGTGGGAAAATACTAGATATGACGAGAGGATTCTATATGTCTTATTCTAGAATAAATAAATATAATTCAAGGATGAATATATGCAAAGAGTGTCTTAACTCTTTATTACTTGAATATATTACCGAGTCAGAGGATATAAAAATAGGTATCTATAAAACATGTAGGGCTGTAGGTACATATTATACCGAGGATATATTTAATGATTCATACGGTGCTGTAGGATATAACCCGAAGTTGGGATTAGCTGAAAACGGGCTTAATATATGGAAAGAATATATTAAGAATACAAATTCCTTAAAACAGAATGTTGGCAAAACATTCGATGATGGACAACAATTAAATCTTGATAATGATGAAGAAGAGATAGTAAATGCGGTTAAACAATTTGATGAACTAGATTTAGAAAAAGAATTAGAGTTTAAAAGAAATAAAGATGATATTATAAAAATATTAGGTTACTATCCATTTGAAGGAGAAGAAAATCAAGATTTGTTATGTGGCCAATTGGTAACATTCTTGGGTGATGAAGATATAAAAGATGATGCTATTAAGCTAAATGCAATCATAAGCATAATAAGAACGCAGAGAGCGGTAGACGTTATATCTAAAAGTTTATCTGATAAAACTAAAGATCTAAGCAAGTTGGACGACCAGCTAGGAAGTATAAAGCAAATGACGGCCATACAAAAAGATTTATCTAAGACCATATTAGATACTGCAAAAGATAATAAATTAACGGATTTATGGAGTGGGAAAAAGACAGCAGGTGCAAACACATTAACGGGGACTCTTTATAAATTAAGGCAGATAAATCTTGATGAAGCACAAGTAAATTTATATGATATTAGAACTTCACTAGGCATGGAGCAAGTAGCAAAGCAATCAGCAAAGGGTATAGTTGAAAATCTTAACTGGGGCGACGATGCTTCTATGGATATGATAAAAGAACAAAGAATATTAATAGATAAATATTATAAGTTGTATATTTCTTTAAAAGAAGAAAATAGAAAACTAAAAGTTATTTGTCATTTAAATAATGTTGATTATACAACAGATAATTATTTACAAGATGTGGAATGGGAAGATATACCTTCTGTAAGTGAAATAACCAGAGAATACGTAGATAAAATAATTAAGGAGAACGAGCAGCGGGTTTTAGAACTAGAAGAGATAGAAAAAACTATAAAACCTATGACTGTAATTCAATATGCTGATGAAATTATTGAAGAAGAAAAGGAATTAGAAAAACAAAAAATGTTGGAAGAATTTGATAAAAAATAAAATATATTTAGGAAATTGAAGGCGTGGAAACACGTCTTTTGTTATGTTTGTAGAATGTTCCTATATAATAAGGAGGTGATTTCAAAGATGTCCGTTACAATCATAAATAGAGATAGTGAATTAGGGTTAACTCAAAAGAAGTTGGAAGGGTTAAAAAAATATAGCGAAATAATACAATACGGGAGAAAACATCCCGCTTGGTTTGCTGAGACTTTTTTAGGGGTAACTTTTATGGACTATCAAAAGTATGCTTTTATGTCTAGTTGGGATAAGCAATTTTCATTATGGCTAATGTCAAGAAACGGTGGGAAGAGTACGCTATCAGCACCTTTTGTTATGACAAAGTTAATGCTTTATCCTAACTTTGCCAGTTATATATTATCACTTACCGCTATGCAATCGCAAGATACATTTTTAAAAATGGAAAGTATAGCCAAACAACAAATTGAATCATTCGCTGGTTTAACTGATATATTTATTGGAGAGGTAGTTAGTTCAGTAAACCACGATGGCTTCGTACATCATCCTCAAGGGTTTAGATGTAAATTATATAATGGTAGTTTTGTACAAACTGTATCTGGTGATTCTGATAATTCAAGAGGTAAGCGTTCAAATTTAAATTTATATGATGAAAGCGGGTTTCTTTGACGAAGGCTTTCTGAAGAATATATAGAGACTACAAGTGGTTTCTGTTTACAGGATTCTTCATTTAAATTAGGTGGGGGGATTAATACGGATTTATTGCCTGAAAACATACCTAATCAATTATTACTTTGTTCGTCGGCGAGTGACACGGATTCAAATTTCTATCATAAATACGCAGATTGGTCAAAAATGATGTTTTTAGGACATCCCGACTACTTCGTCTCTTCACTTGACTGCGAAGTCATTATAGGTGCTACATTAAATGGTGTTTCTTTAAGCGTTCCGTTATTGTCTAGGGATAAAGTGGATAGTGCTTTAAGAACCAATCCTACAAAAGCTAGTAGAGAATACTTAAATCGTTTCGATAATGATGGTGGGGATGGACACCCTATTAAACGTTCAACCATAGCTCATAATTCGGTTGTAAGGCCGCCCTTACTGTCAAATATGGATAATTCAAAAAGAAGGTTTGCAATTGCATGGGATCCAGCGCACGATTATGATAATAGTGCGTGTTCAGTAGGAGAATATGTGTTTGATGAAAATGTAGGCTGGAAACTAAAGATACAAAACGTTGTAAACTTTAGGCAATTAGGCGAGAAAAAAAATAGAAAGAATATTAGAACGCCAGAGCAAGTTGAAGAAATAAAAGATATGTTAGTTAAATATAACGGTAAGGGATTTGCTGATTATGAAAATATAGATTATTTATTTATAGATGCTGGTTCTGGTGGTGGTGGAAATCAAATCGCCGATTATTTTATGGAAGACTGGGTAGATAAATACGGAGTTAAACATAAGGGCCTAATAGATAGAGTTGAAAGCGAGGCATATTCTGCTCAATTTCCTAATGCGGCAAATAAATTAAAGTTAATCCATCCTAAAAAATATAGAACAGAAATGTTTGATGATTTTATAGAATTACTAAATTTAGGATTGATTGAATTTACCGAAGAATATGATTTAAAAGGCTATTTGAATATAGGCGAAGAAAATGATAAGGAAATTATAGAAGAAATAGACGAGAATACTGGGGAAATTAATAAAGTAAGAGGTGTTTCTTATAAAACACATAAATTATCCTGGGAAGAAGAATTGTCTTTAAAAAATATTGATATAGCAAAAGAAGAGCTTATTGCAACCATGAAATATGGAGGAGAGGCTGGGAGTCTTTATAGATATGGGTTAAGCCCAGAAAAGAAAAATAGAATACACGATGATAGAGCGTATTCGTTGGTTATGTTAGCATGGCATTTAAAAAATTTAAGAAGAGAAAATATAACTAAAAAAGAAGTGGTGAAGAACAACTGGTCTTCAATGCCGATATTCGTAAACTCGGTAAATTTATAAGGGAGGTGAAATTTTGTCAAAAACAATTGAAGCAAATATTCCAATGCTAGACGTAGGTCAAAAAATAGTTATAAGTAATATTGATGGGAATTATATTGCGTCTGAATTTGAAGTAAGTCAAGGCCAGTTTAATGATTATTTGCAATTAGCGGAATATGATGTTGAAAAACTAAGCCATTTATATGATAGATTACTTATTAAAGATAATAATGAGTATATAACTACCCCTGAACAGATATGTAATTTGGCTAAAAACACTCAGACAAGTTTAGAAAAAGTTATAAAAATCAACGGTATAATTCAATATTATTTAAATAAATCTGATTTAATGGGTAAGACATATGAAATATTGGAAAACAATATTAATACAAATTTCACTATTAATTATCCTTTAGTTGGTGGAGTAAATAAATCCATTAAGAAAAAAGAATTAAAAATGAAGGAAGAGATAGAGTCTCTAATTGATAAGTTTAATTCAAATGTAAATATAAAAAAACTTATAGTTGATAATGTTATGTCTGTGTATACCGAGGGAAACTTTATAATGTACTTAAAAGGGGATAAGGATAACGGATATGGAATAGTAAAATACCCCTTAGATATAATTGAGATTACTGATAGAGTTATAGATGGTGAGCCTTTAGTTGTGTTTAATGTGAATGAATTAAAGTCTAGATTACAAGGAAGTATTAACAAATTC